ACTCTCATTTGTGGATAATCACGATCTTCTAATTGTAATGCATATCTAGTTGCATCATCCTTATCTTCAAACATATAAAGAACTTGCTCATTGTCCTGATCAACTACAGAATATGCTCCTTTAGATTCTTTTCCTTTGATTGTTAAAATATACATTATACTAATCCACATGCCTCCTGATATATCTCACCAACCATTTTTTTAATAACAGCTTTATCAAGATTAACTTCAGAGTCTTCAATATAACTATTCAATATTGAAAGAGTGTCTTCTGATTCATATGAACTTTTATCAGTATCATAGTAACCACTGAAATCAAAATTCTCTACAATCTTTAACTCTGCTACATTTGCTGAATATATCTTATCAATAAATCTTTCAAACTGAGTTATATCTGATTTTTTACGAACAACAACTTTAACTATCTTATCTTCATACTCTCTAGTATCAAATGTTTGGAATGGTGTATCTTCATAATATACTTTATAAAATATTTTATATGGATTATCAACAGGTGTATGTTCTAGAGTTTCTGTATCAAAGAAATTAAATCCTCTTACATCATTGTAATCATTCCAATAAATCTCATAAGGATTACCCAGATAGTAAATATTGTCTTGATTAGATCTTGTATGAAAATGGCCTGAGTATACCTTTTTAAATTTAGAAAATGGATCTATATTTGTTCCATGTTCCATTACAACATAATCATTTACCTTAAAACCATGCAGTTCTAGATGACCCATAACAACAGGATCATTTGACTTACTCAAAATGTCCATTGTCTTTTTTTGATTCTCACTGTTTATCCAAGGAACAAGAAGAATATTTAAATTATCTATCTTTATACTTTGTGCTTCTGAATATGTTTTTACATTATCATACTCTCTCAGTAGAAGATCTACTGCATTTATCTCATTTGTATTCTTATAATATGCTGTATGATTACCCACTATAGTATGAACAGTAATACCCATCTTATTGAGTCTATCATAATAGTTTTCCTTTGCCCAAGTAAGCGCAGCAAAATCAATTCCTTTACGACTATCAAAAGTATCACCCATATCTACTATGGTAGTAATACCTTCTTTCTCTATAGTTGGAAAGAAAACATCCTCATAAAATCTTAAAAAGTAATCATGAAAAAGTTTTGAATTTTTGCGACACCCAAAGTGCTGATCAGTTATGATTGCTATCTTCATTCATCCAATATTCTCTGGTGCAGAAATACCTTTACTCTCTATAAATGTTTTACTCTCATAATCAAATCTAGGATGTGGTGCAGCAGGAACCCAAGGTTTCTTAGATTCATTTGCAATAACAATAAATCTATCAGCAGCAAATGTACCTGCTAGACTAATCTTAATGTCTTCACCATCAATCCAGTTAGTTGTGCCATCCTTCTTGGTATGGTTCATCAACTCTTGGATCTTATCAATCATTTCTTCAGTTAGTTTCATTTAGTTACGCAACTTAGAATGTACAGCATCCTTAATTGAATTATAGTCTGAATAATTAGATGCGTCAAGGTCATTTGAATCAAATACTTCATCAAAGTTAGACTTTTCAAGAATTTTATTTTTGATTTCTAACTGTTTTTTCTCTTGTGATATCCTTCTCAAAAATGCATAGTAAATGATTTGAGTGAAGTATGCAAAAGGGTTTTTGGATTTTTCTGGGTTAAAATTATGGATATATCTAACGCAATTCTCTATACCATCACATATCATATCATCCTTAAACATGTAATTTACAAAGTTTGGTTTATAGGATAAATGATTTGCTATCTTTAAAAAACACTCTCCAATATATCTTGGTATCTGTGGAGGATCTGCATCATTTAATTTTGCTCTCTGTACTTGGGCAATATAAACTTCTAAAGCGGCAAGGAACTCTTTGTTATTAACATAGTGTTCTGATCTTTTTCTACGTGTAGCCATAAGTATTACTGCTTTGCCTTGTAATTAAGTATAACAGATAACCAATTAATAAGCAACGTTGACAAGTACTTAAATATCAGTTACAATTACCTTTGTGGGGTTTAAAGGTTAGTTAGAGCTTGATTTATATAACTTCTCTAATGCCTCTTTAGCATCTTTCACTGTGGTTAGATACCCCATTGTTTGATCTAATTTGGTGTGACTTTTTTGATTTGCTTTTTTAATGTAGTCTTGATAGAACATAACCATTTCAACATTATCTGATTCTGATAAGGTAAGAACATCATCTAGATTTATAATGAATAAATCATCTTGAGATGACTTCAACCATGGTTCAAATTTATAACCACCTAGAGAACCCCTTAGTTTTATTTGCTCTACTATGATAGGGTGTGACACTAGAAGTAGTGTTCTGTCTCCTTCATCAGTGGCAGATACTCTTGCAAATAATTCCTCCCCTGATTTTAATTTAAGTGTAGCATAAAAATCATCTTCTATCATTTTTGTTCTCCTTAATATCTATTGTTAGTATTTCATAGTTAAATTGCTCTTGGGCATAAATTTTAACTCTTTCAATGAAATGATTTAATGTGTAGTTTTTCCTTGCTCCACTAGTAAGATCATCAGCAATGTCATAGAGTTTTGCTTTTACTTTATCTTTTCCTTTTCTTAGAACTCTTCCAATGGATTGGAGGTTTCTAACTCTAGACTTAGACGGAGAAGCAAAAATAACGTTGTGTAACCTCCTAATATTGATGCCTGTAGAGAATGTTCCATATGAAGCCACTATGATTGCATTGTTTTCTTGTTCAGTTATTTCTCTTACTTTCTCTCTATCTTCAGCATCCACACCACCATGAATAAAAAATACTTTTCTATCCTTGGTAACAAAATTATTTATCATATCATAAAGTATCCTTCCGTGAGATTCTACTCTACTGTATAGTATTAAAGTGTTTCCTTTTAAATCTACTGATAGTTTGGATATAAAATTATTCCTCTTTTCATTTCCAATTAAATATTGAATCTCATCTTCATATGTTTCAAATTTCTTAGGAGTATGTTTTAAAACTAAACACTGTATATCTAATTCAGATAAATGTCCTTTCTCCATTAATTCTTTAGTTTCAATAACTTTGTATGATGGACCAAACAACCCTTCTAACACCCATTTATGGGTCTGTGTTCCATCTAAAGTACCAGTGAACCCAAATCTATACTTGGCATGATGTAACTTATCCATTATATTAACAAGAGACTTACTCTTGAAAAGATGTGCTTCATCACCTATAATTACATCATAATCTTCAAAAAAACTTTTATCTAAATTATAAACAGATTGCCATGTAGTGATTGTTACTTCATTCTCATTTGTTCTTTCTTTACCAGCATATATTTTATGACAATGATCTTCAGCATTCCATCCATACTCTATAAAATCCTTATACATCTGTTCTACAAGAGAAGTAGTAGGGACAACAAGTAATGTTTTTTTCTTTCTTCCAACGAAATATCTCACTAAGGCATATATCATTAGAGATTTGCCAGATGCAGTAGGTGATATTAAAAGTTTTCTATTATATCTTAATGCATCATGTATAGCATCAATTTGATAATCTCTTGGTTTAAAGTTAGTTATTGATTTAACATAATCTATTACACCTTCTCTTGATATCATTTCATTGACTTCAAATGGTGCACCATAGAATTTGTTTTTCTCAAACTCATATGAATATCCATTGTTCTCGCAAAATGCAACTATCTTATCTAAGAGACCAACATATATCCTCTTGGTCTTCATATTAAAGAGGTGCACATATCCATCCCAGTATCTGCTTCTATACTGAGGCATGAATTTTTTATTAGGGACTTCAAAAGTAAACCTATCCCTCAACTCATATTCTATTGAGGGTTCAGTCTTTACCTTCAAATATACTTCATTGATTTTCTCAATGACAAGATCAGCCATAACCAGCTTGGAATTTCATTACTTCTACTGCATTCTTAATCTGATAAGTTCTGTTAGAAACTTGTTTAAGAATACTTTCAAGATAATTCAACATGGTTTCATAATATTCAATCTTTAGAGAAGTTGATGATAACTTTTCATCAGCATCAAGATACTTTTGCATTGTATCTTTGTCTCTAATCTTTTTAGGAAAAGGATTTTTTATATAGATCTCTGGATCAGCTTTACCTGAAAAATATTCATATCTCTCATGCCTAATATTTTTTCTTTGTTGTTGTGCTTTCTTCATTAAAAGAAAGATGGTATTATAAAGATCAAAATACTTTGCATGTAAAACAGGAACATTTAGTGATTCAGTATGTAAATTGTCTGGATCAATCTTGGAATCCTCCTCCCACATTGTTTGGATTCCATTCAAATCAATCATACATCATTAATTAATATCTCTTATATTGTATATAGTATACTTGAAAGTGACCTCTGCTGTAAAGTATTCTAGGTCTGTTTGAGTTGCATCAAACTCTA